TTCGCAATGTTCGTAATGCCACTGAATGAATAGTTTGAGGCAAGAGATGATGGATCTGTTCTTTCCATGCCAGATGGCCCTCTTGCTTGCGGTTGAGGTGTAAGCATGGAAGTTACACCACTAACAATTAAACTTGTACCAACAGCAGTAATAGCAGTTCCTAAAACTCCTCCGATACCAATAGCACCAACAACACCACCAACAGCACTCCCAATAAATGGTGCAACGAAAGGAGCAACAAAAGCAGTGCCACAGGCAACGGGAATAATTCTTATTTCAGCATCACCTGTCATACACAAAGTTTCATCATTAATCACTTTGTCACCCGAATAAACTTTGTAAACTTGATTTTGTAGATGGTTTGCAACTTCTGGATAATTACAACATAAAAAACTAAAAGCCTGCCCGATATTATTTAAATCAGCCTCAAAAGTTGCCTTGCCAATTATCTGTCTTAATTTTCCATAAATTTTAATTTTTCTCAGCATGACGATACCTCTTATAAATTGATTTATACATTTGCTTATCCAGCAAATCTCTTGAACTTAGTCTACCGACTTGATGATGTAAAACCATCTGTTCTCCTACATAAACCCCAACATGGCAACCAGTATTTTTTGCCATGCTCATCAATAGTACATCATCTTTTTGGATATCATCTGTTACTTCTATAAGACCAGTTTTTGGAAGAGCATATTCAAATAAACCATTAGTAAGCATCTCTGTTGGATCTTTTGGTCTTGGCCAATCTTTTACTTTAAGATTTTGTGATTTAAAATAATCTACTACAAGAGTCCAGCAGTCTTGTGCTTTCCATATCCATTCTCTTCCTAATAATGGTTGTGGTTTATATCCTGTAGGTTCAAAATAAAACCAATCATTTTGTTCTGGGCTATAAATATGCCAGGGAAGGCCAAGATATTCACAAGCTGTCTTGTCTGTTTTAGATGGAAATATTGGCCCTGTAGGATGGGAATGTATTATCGCAGTCAGTTCACCACTATCTTCTGCATTAGCCCAATCATCAGGGTCAATAATAAAATAAGAACAGAGATTATTAGCTAAATTTTTACAAGGGAAATATGTTTCTTTTCCTTTTACTATCGCTAAAAGACCGCAAGATTCTTGAGGGAGACAATCTTTAGCGTGTTGAGCTGCTTTATCTTTCCAGGTCATGCGTCAATAAAAGTACCAATACCAGGAAAATCTTTTCTAGTAAATTGTCTTTTTGGTACTCTTACATTAGTTAAGTCTAATGCAGAAACACATTCATATTTTATTAATTCTCTATTCTCTAAAACCTTACGATCTAAAAAATATATTTCATCAGGAAACTTATCAGCACTTGGAGTACCAAAAGGGTTGGATCCTCCTGAAAAATTTGCAGCATCAAGGTTAGAAGCAAGAGTCCTTATTCTTGTTAATTTTGCTCCGTTAAGATCATTAGCAGGGGTAAAAGCATTTACAGTTGCAATAACGGCTGTAAGTGTAGATAAAATATTACTAACTGTTAAGGTAGGTCTTGGGATTTGGCCTCGACCTGTAAATTCAAACCCATCGGCTTCTATTGGAAATCTTG